CATGAAATGTCCCGGCAATGCTTGATCGTGGATGCCAAGACCGCCATGCGTGACCTGTATGGGATCGACTTGATCTGCCCGCTTGGGTGCGGCGTCAAGATAGGAACCCACTGGGGCGAAGGCGAAGAACACAAATATGAGGAGGAAGATGTCTAATGAGTGAACGAGTCAAAGGTGTAGTGGGTCCGACTAGTTCGAAGGACTGGACAGGGCGGAATGGTACAGTCACGCTCTACTCCTTCAAGCTGGAAGGCGGAGATACGTGGTATCGGTGCGGGACGGAGAAGCCGTCGTTCAATCAGGGTGACTCGATCACCTTTGAATGTGAGACGAAGGGCAACAACGTGACCGTGGTCCCGAATTCAGTGGTCAAGACCGAAGCAGCAAAGGCGCAGCGTGGTCCTGCCGTCTCAGCGAAGGGGGCCGTCAAGGAGAACTGGGATGCACGAGCAGCTTACTGGGACGCCAAAGAGCGACGCGAGATTGACGTTGTTGAGCCACGAATCACTCTCTCCGCCTCGAGAACTGCTGCAATCGGAGTCGTCGGCTTGGCGCTCGCTCACGATGCCATCCCATTTGGGAATGTCGGGAAGGGTGCGAAGCTCGGTATCATCCTCGATGCTATCGACGAAATCACAGCGCGGTACTACAAACAGAGTATGGGTGGAGCCCCGGTCGAGACGCCGGAGACTACGGAGGAGGAGGTCTACGATGACGAGCTTTCTGATTAATATGATGGGTTGGGCGGAGGAATGGGTGTTCAGTCCGTGGTTCATGGTATTTGTGTGTACTCTTTTGGCGGCTCTGACCGGAGTGATTCTGGCTGTGCCGTTTGTGAGGTAAGGAATGAGTAAAGTTGTGTTTGAGAACGAGACCTACATTGTCAAGGCTACGGGGGAACTGGAGTTGTCCTTCTTGGGCAACACCTACATTGGTGGGTACGAGGTAGTCAACATCCAGACTGGCATCACTGAGTTCAAGACTACTTCCTATCCGGAAGCCCTGTTCAATGCGGAGCAGTTGCACGGAGCACTGGCGTCGGAGGCGTGGAAGTGGCGGCGGGAGACCCCAACAGAGGGCAACCCCCAGACCCCAAACCCGCTTACGAGCATGCTGAACTAACGTGATAGTACACTTGGACGGCGACGTTCTGGTGTACCGCGCCGGGTTTGCTGCGGAGCATACGATATGGAGGCTAGAATGGGGAGAGTACTCACGAGAGTTTGAGTCTCGTGCTCTCCTCAATGCCTTCTTGGAGGAGGAAGGAATAGGGAAACTGGAGTGTGTAATTACCTCCAGAGTGGAGGCAGAGCCGGAGGCTCATGCCCTATTCAATGCACGCAGCATGGTTCGAACCGTAGAGGAAAAGTTAGAGGCTGATGACCTTATCCTATACCTCTCTGGTCCGACCAACTACCGTACTACGATTGCTACCATAAAACCCTACAAGGGTAACCGAGACCCGGACCACAAGCCGGTCCATGCGGCAGCGATCAAGGCGATGTATCGACGCGAGTTCAACGTAAAAACATCTGACGGACAGGAGGCAGACGACGACATTGCTATTGCTCACTATGCTGCTTGGCTGCGGAATCCATATGATAGTGTGATCTCAACCATAGACAAAGATTTGGATATGCTACCCGGTCTACACTACAACTTTGTAAAGGGCGAGACCTACTATATAGAACCCCTAGAAGGGCTACGTAACTTCTACGCGCAGATGATTAAGGGCGATACCGTGGATAACATTCCCGGTGTGTCGGGCATGGGTCCGGCCAAGGCTGAGAAAGTATTAGCTGACTGCAAAGATGAGTGGAGCATGTACCAAGCAGTACGAGCCTTATACGTACAAGGTTATGGGGAAACGGCTGATGCCGCCCTCCTTGAGAACGGACGACTACTGTGGATGCGACGACAAGAGAATGAGTGGTGGAACCCACCGAAGGAGGAGACTAATGCCGTACATTAAGCAGCGTGTTAGAGACAATATCGACGACGATCCAAGTTGTAGTCACACAGCCGGGCAACTTAACTACTTCGTGACGCGAGCCTGTCTAGACTATATGACTGATAACCCCGACTATGCGGAATTCAATGAGGTCATTGGAGTTCTGGAGTGCGCGAAGTTGGAGTTGTATCGGCGCATGGTCGCGCCCTACGAGGACCGCAAATGCGAGGAGAATGGTGATGTCTACCCCAGTGAGTGACAAGCCGTGGTATCTAGCCGGGCCTATGACCGGCATCCCACAGTTCAACTTTCCGGCCTTCGACGCAGTAGCCTCCAGTCTGCGGAAGGACGGAATTGAAGTAAAGAGTCCTGCCGAAATGGACGACCCGGAGACGCGCAAGATGGCGCTAGCATCCCCAGATGGGGCTCCCGGCACGGGATCGGCCCATGGTGAAACGTGGGGGGACTTCCTGTCTAGGGATGTTAAGCTAGTGGCAGATGGGGTTAAGGGCGTCCTAGTTATGGATGGGTGGGAGAAATCCCGTGGAGCGAGACTGGAAACGTTTGTGGCGTATTTAACTGGTAAGCCTATTCGGTGGGCCGTAGACCTGTCTCCCGTCTCCATGACCCTATTAGCTGACGCATGGGTAGGTATCACAAAGGACGCAGAAGAATGAAAGTTGGAATTACGTTTGATGACCGTCGGGGCACGGTGTATGCTCTTGGGCGCTACGACTTCTACACCCGCGAGGTTCCAGTAGACGACGGGGTAGCTCGTACCCTGTCTGTGGTCTCTGAGTTGGGAGAGACAGTACAGAGAATCCTGTCCAGCCTTTACAACTCGTACGGGAAGTTCCTCAATCCGGAGGATATGGAGAAGCTTGAATGTCTAGTCGCCGCACTTCGAACGCCAGAAGTCGAGTCCGCAAAGCCGCCCAAGCAGCCGGATTCCGCTCCGGTTTCGAAGAGCGAGTCGCGGCGGCTCTCGTTGCAGAAGGCATAGAGTACGAGTATGAGTCCGAGACGTTTACGTATGAGGTCAAAGAGACTCGGAAGTACACGCCGGACTTCAAACTCGGGGACATTAGGATCGAGTGTAAGGGCAGGCTCACGGCCGATGATAGGAAAAAGCTGCTTCTGTTCAAGGAGCAGCACCCCACCATCGACCTGCGTCTGGTGTTCATGTATCCCAATAACAAGTTGACGGCGAGATCCAAGACTCGGTACTGGGAGTGGGCAGAGAAGCACGGCTTCCCGTGGGCAGATAGAGAGGTACCGAAAGCATGGCTATAGGCGATATCAATAGCTCAGAGAGGGGCACGGGAGCACGGTACAACAGCATGAAAACTCGGTGGAGTCTCATGCCGTTGGACCTACTGAAAGAGGTCTGCGAGGTCTGGGAGTACGGGGCCAACAAGTACGCGGCATGGAATTGGGCGAAGGGGATGCCGTGGTCTGTTCCCTACGAGTGCATCATTCGCCACCTGTTTAGGTGGTACTGGCACGGGGAACGCAATGATCCGGAGAGTGGGAAGTCACACCTAGCCCACATCGTCTGCAACGTAATGATGCTAATGCATTACGACAAGGTGTACCAAGAGGGCGATGATCGCCCGAAGGAGTTCCGGGATGAGTAAACGTCACCTGATTATCCCCGATACGCAGGTGCGTCCGGGGGAATCAACAACTCACTTGGATTGGGCCCGCGCCGCAATCCTGCACTACAAGCCGGATGTGATTGTACATCTAGGGGACCACTGGGATATGGCTAGCCTATCGAGCTACGACAAGGCTGGGTCAAAGACAATGGAGGGTAAGAGATACGCCCACGATATTCAAGTGGGTAATGAGGCATTTGAACGACTCAACCACCGTATCACTACGGCGCGTTACCGCCCCCGAAAGGTTCTCTTGAGAGGGAACCACGAGAACCGGATTGAGCGTGCTATCGAGTCGGATGCCAAGTTGGATGGGGCCCTGTCGAGTAAGCACTTGGACTCACAGGATTGGGAGGTACATCAGTTCCTAGAGAGGGTGTGGATAGACGGCATCGTATACTCGCACTTCTTCCAGCAGCAAAATAGTCCTCACGCTATCGGAGGCACAGTCGATAATCGACTCAATCGCATTGGTGATAGCTTCGTCCAAGGCCACCAGCAGGGATTCCTCTATGGAAATAGAGTTTACCCGACGGGAAGAACCCGACATGGACTGGTCGCTGGATCGTTTTACCTGCACAATGAGTCGTACAAAGGACGGCAGGGTAACGACCATTGGCGAGGTATCGTGGTTCTGAATGGGGTCTCACGCGGAGACTACAGCATCATGCCCTTGGATATGCGCTATCTGCGCCGGGAATACGGAGGTAAGAAATGAGGAACCTAGCTCTTGAGGACCTTGACAGCGATGCATGGATCATGCAGAACAGCGGAGCACTGGCGGACGGAGCCGGGAACCTGTTAGGGCGTCGCATCATTCTGGCAAACAATCAACTTGTCATTACCTCGGATAGTCCAAATACGAAACCGAGTGAGTGGTGCAACATGGTACGGAGTAAGTACAATGCGTGGAAAGACAGCAAAGAGAATCCGAAGATTAGCTCGGCAAGTCCTGTTCGGCCGGCACATGAACAAGCAAGCCCCCCTCCCGCAGACAGCAGCGGAGGCGGACTTCCAGTTGAAGAAGGTGTCGAAGGAATTAAAAAGGCGCTGGTCGCGGGAATCGAAGCCTCACTCGCTCACTTGGATCGACGCGCGGTGGCGCTATCTCAGGAGCGACTCACGCATGATAGTGAAATTAGGCGCATCGACTCCGAGCTAATGGCCATAGCCGGGATGCAGGGTTATTACGCGCAGTTGAGGCATACTGTATGCGAAACGTAATCCTCTCCATGCCGCGCTGCGGTAGCGCGTGGCTGGCTGCGTACTTCGGCTACCTACATGATCCACACACGATCCCGAAAGTTGGAGCAGGTATTGTAGATACTGGGGCAGCCGCAGACCCAGATCGGGCGTGGAGGCGACATCGTGGCGAGACAACCATTGTCCTGTCCGGGGACTTGGATCGAGTACTCCAGTCGTTGTGGGTCCATGATGTTCCGGTAAGCCCTGAACTGGGGGCGGCATGGAAAGACAGACTGGAACGGGTCGCCCTCTTCAACAATCTACCGCTGTTCTTCTACGAACACCTATTCACGGAAAAGGATTGGAATGAGATTGAACGACTGCACGATGTACTGGATGAAGACTTCGACCCTATTAGGTGGGTGAATCAGATGGAGTGTAACGTACAGCACCAGATGTCGTACTATACGGCGGAGCGGTTCGAATCCTATATGCGGTGGCTCCGTGCATCCTAGATTTGCGGAGAGGATCGCCAAGCAACTCTACATCCGCAAGTGGAAGATGGGGTGGAAGCCTCCGGCCTTGACGAAGTGGTTGAAGGATCGGTTCCCGACCATGACGGTCGAGGACGCACAACAGGTCAAGGACAACCTGCCGACCGGATTCCACGGAACGCCACCACCTACAAAAGCATAGGGCAAAAAGAAGCCCCCTACCTTATACGTATAAGGTAGGGGGCATTTGCGTTTCTAGGAGTTACCTACCCTTGCATCCGTAGTCAGACTCCCACTTGTCTAGTGCGTAGTCCGTCTTGTCCCACGCGTGATGAACTTTTCTAGCCACGCGTTCGCTCTCGCAGTCTCCTATCCCGTTACCGTAAAACTGCCACAGGACATAGTGAACAGTCTCGTGAACGATGACCATGCGAGTCGTCTCTTGATCTAGGTCAGGGTTAATCAGGACATACGGCTCGCCATCATAGGTCACCCCATATAGTTCCCACCCCGGAGCAGCAATGTCCTTCACCGCCGTAGTAATCACTACCGTCGGTTTCTCAATTCGTCTACAGTTTACTCGGTCGTACCCAAGACTCCGCAACTCAGTGCAGAGGAACTTCCACTCTCTATGAGTAACGGCATCTGAATTTGAGGCGACGGTAGGCCCTTGGATAAGAGTACAGACCAACAAAACCAAAGCGGCTTTCCAATTCACGGCAGTGCTTCCTAGCTGGTATGCAAACGGTAGGTACGAGCAATAGTCAGGTCTGACAGTTGCACCTTTTGTATCTCGATTCCAAAGCGCCAAGCCTGCTTGCGACAAGCCTTCGTCAGCACGTCCGAGAAATCCTCATGCTGTACTTCTTCCCAAGTGTGCGCTGCTACCAGTGCCCCTATGGCCCCATAGCAGGAATCTTGGCAGGCGTCATCCACTCCCTCAACCTCAAGGGTTGCCTTGCGGATGTCCCTGATCTGTGCGGTCACGACACCGGCCACGACTACAGCCTTGCCATCCTTCGTGGTAAGGGACTGGGAACCCAGATTGATCGTGCGAGGCACGACATTATCAGCCAGTACACGATCCACTTGGAACGGGATGATCCAGTGGAACCCCGGCTCTAGGTCAACGTGCGGCTTCCCAAGGCGAAGGACTACAGCACGCTCAAACGCATCAATGACTACGAATGGGATGAAGAAGGTAAACCACTGGAGTATGACATCTAGTAGTTTGTCGAACATTACGTGTCACTCTGACTGCGCCGCCAGTACCGGATACCAACCGTAGCGAAGAACAGAGTAACCAACATCAGTTGGTACCAGCCGGGAGTAAGGGCCAAGGCCCCGAACCCCGCAGTCACGTACTTCGTCAGGCCGGGCACGAAGGCCATGATCGCCGGAATGGATACCACGATCAAGGTGTACTCGTCCTTCCACGAAGTCTCGGCCTGCCGAGCAAACTCCATTTCCCAATTCATGTCGGCGGTCAGTCCCGCCTTGACCAACTCAATCTTGCGTTGATGCACAGCCTCGGCGTACTCCGCCTTCTGCCTGCGTTCCTCGTGTTTAAGTTGCTGCCTCGTCTTGAGGTAGTCTACCACAGGAGCAGCAATAGCTCCGGCAACTCCTCGGATTACATCTACAACTCCGGCCATACATCCTCCTTCATCATCTTAGCGAGACGGTCTGCGCGAACGCCAACTTGGGTAGCCCACTTCGATTTCAGCATCCCACTCGCGGCAGCGGAATAGTCCCCCGCTTTGACCGACGCCAGTGTGTTCTTGAAACCAAGTAGTCCCGAGACTCCGAGATTGAAGGCCATATCTAGCAATACGGCGTATCGGACCTCGGAGAGAGTCGCGGCCCACGGTAGGGCCGCGTCCAACTCCTTCTTGTGTTCTGCGATATCCCAATCTAACAATGCGTCTATGATATGTTCGGGCAGCTTCCCGCCCTTACGCCTATCAACGAGGTGTCCAACCCCAATGGTCCAGTAACCTAATGAGTCCTGATACACATGCGCTACCCGCCCCTCATCCAATGAGAGGAGGGCGCGTATCTTACTCATCCCAATCCCTCATGTTCTGGTACTGGTTAGCGAGCTCGCCCTTAATCATGGCTTCGGCCAGCGCCTTCTGAGAGACTGCAGACGAGATAGGTTCGGTACTAATACCAGCGAACTCGCGCAGCATTTCCCGGTGGGAGGTCGCATCACTCTTGAGCATCTTGTTCAGTATCTTCTCCGACAACCGAACACGGAACCCGGCCTGTGCAATTTCGTGGCCGACAAGGTGACGAGTGATACCAGCGATTGCCGTGTTGACCAAGCCGATTGGATCGCCAACCTTCGTATGTTCCGCAGCCCTAGCCGCGTGCTGGAGGGTAACAAGGTCCTTCTCTTTGAGCCCCATCGACTTCACCAGTTCTGGATTCTCTTTCCTGAACCGACGAATGTTGTTGGCGACTGCACGATAGTGACCCTGTGTGGGTTCCGGATTGTCAAGCAAGGGCTTCATCAGGTCGTACATCACCGACCCGTGGACCGCCATCTTAACCCGAGGCGAGTCCTTAGTGAGCATCATTATGTGATCGTAGATGCGACTAGCTTCCTTGCCCCCGAGCATCCCACTGGTTCCAATAATGACGTTGGCCAACTTCTGTGGCGTCATATCCGGATCAGCAATGATATCTCGGATCGCCTTGTGTTCGTTCCAGTTGTCCTTATAGGCCCCGTACTTCTCGCGGGCTTCCTTCCATGCCTGCCACGGCGCGTCGATGCCCTTAGCCGCGTCGGCCTTGAACTGGGCATCCAGCATTTCATCTAGACGCTTGCCGATCCGGCTCACTGCCTCCCCGTCACTGGTACCAAATAGGTCCTTCTGGCGCTTGATTAGTTTCTCTCGGATCGCCTGTAGTTCCTTCAACTCCTGACGCTTGATGAGGATGTTATTAGGAGCCTGCCTCGGTCCGAGTCCGTCCTTCGCAAGTTTCGTGGTGATCTGGGTCTGGAGGCCCATGATATCTTTCAACGAATCCTGCACCGCAGCAGACTGGATGTTGAAGCCATCACCGGCCAACTCCTCCGCCATCTGCCGGGCAGCACCCTTGGCCCACGATACGTCCGTGAAGTGCTGCTGCTTGCGGAAGCTGTCCCAAGCGTTCTGCACCTCGCGTTTCTGTGCGAGTCGGGCCTGATTGAGTTCCCGCGAGATTTCCTTGAACCCGGCTCCGCGTGTCGTGGCAGACTCGCCCTCGGCTACAATCCGCACCGAGTTATGAATCCGGTCTCTCCGGAGTTCAATCCCTAGCGTCTTGGCATTGGCCTGTAGGTCCGTGGCAACTGCGTTGATCTTGGCCTGCTCGGCTTTACGAGCGGCCTGATTGATATGTACTTCTCCAAGAGTAGACCGGGCCCACGTCTCTTTGGCTCCTGCTGCCACACTGGCCGCAGCCTTCCTCATGCCGCTCTTTCCGGCTCCCGCCGCGACTCCCGCCTTGATTCCATTGCGGACTGCCGACGGTCCGAACAGGATCAGGGCCGCATTGACTCCAGTTTCCAGAGCCGTGGCGACTTCGGGATTGCCACGAGCTAGATACATCGCAGTATCCTTCGTGACTTCATCCACTTTCTCTAGGGCCGGGGCAGCCGCCTCGAAGATGGCTTTGCCGTAGTCCGACTTCGGGTTCCATGTCAAGGCATCGGACACCGACTTAACGGTATCCGAGGCAGACTTAGCATCACCAAACAGGCCCGAGACCAGTCCAGCAATACCTGCAACCGGCATCGCCAAGGCCCCAGAGGCCACGGTAGCTGCCGCATCGGCGGCTCCCACGGCAACCTTGCCTCGCCTACTCAGCGGGTCGAACTGCTTCGGGGGCACGTACGGTTCTTCCTCTCCCGTCGGAGCAGGAACGTGGCCCGACTGAGCCTCCATCATCAACCGCTGAGCCTGAGCTATGACCGTCGCCTCGTCGGCCCCCTCGGGGCCTTCGACGACTATGATCGAGCCATCAGGCGCTTGGACTTCGTACTGTTTCAGTGCCATTACTGCTGTCCCGGACGAGTCACGATCCTCCACTGACCTTGTTCTGCCTGTGTAGGAACGGCGAACCGTCCGAATCTCTCCTTAAATTCTGCGCGTCGCTGATCGAAGTATGCTCGACTGGCCGGAGACCAAATCTGGTCCTGCATGTCGTCACTCAGTTGCAGACGGGCAATGTCGTACGAGTTCAGGGATTCCTCCACTCGGTCGTACAAAGTAGCACGCAACTTGTTAGGGTCTGCCAACCCCTCACCAGCTAACTTGAGTGCGTTCTTGAAGTCGTTGTCTGAGTACCTATTGTTACCCGGCTCCTTCGACCGCATAATCGCATACGTCAGATTCAACAAGTTCTGCTGTGTACGGATCGCATCGGCACCAGTCTCACGTAATCTACGCGGCACGTAAGTGCTCATTACATTGTTGATGTCGGAGATATACTCCTGCGCCAGAACGTCCTGCCCCGAGCGGGCATCAACTGTTTTCCGTTTGCCAGTCTTCTTGTCGTAGCCACTAATCTCGACTTCGACTGCTCCGGGAGCTACACCGAATATCTTGCCGATGTTGTTCATGGTGGCTGTGACGTTATCCGCCAACTCAGTCGCCTTACTTGCTACGCCGCCGCCCCATCCCAAGACATCAGTCTTCCCGTCTCGTCTCTGGGCTCCGACGATCAGGTCGTCCATCTTCTCCATGCCATTCATCATCTGGATAGCCGCTTCCATGATCTGCCGCTTGCCTTCGGCGGCCGTCGGAGTCAGGAGAGAACTACCGCCCCCGCCTCCGCCTCCTCGGATGACCGGACGAACCGGAGGTTCATTAGTTGTGTACTGCCCCAGCTTGTAGACTAGGTTCCCTTCCGCATCCACGAGGTTTCCGGTCGGGCGTCCGTTAGGGCCAATCTCATACTTCAAGTCGCGGGCATCAGTCGGGTCAGTAGAGCCCATCGGCCACGCCGTAACTTGTTCTTTCAGGCCCCAGTTCAGCCGTTCGGCCCGCAAGGCCTCAGGGGCTCCCTCAGCCTCATACTTAGCGACTTCCGTTTTATAACCCAACTGCTTGAGTTCAAGGGCTTGCTTCTCCCTCTGAGCGAGAGCCGCTTCATATCCCTGCATGGCCTGAGCGCCAACATCGGGCAGGCCACTACGGAACGCAGCCTCCCCAAGAATCTTCTGATAGATTAGAGCCTTGTCTTTTTCTGTAGCCTTAGGATTCTGAGCCAGCCAAGCGTTCATGTCCTCGCCTGCGGCGCGAGCCGTCGCTATCCGACGCGACTCCTGCTCGTTCGGCTTGTACCCACGATTGCCAAGGGCAGCCGCAAGCAACGCCCCTGCCTGTGCGGAACTAGCACCCTGTCCAGTATAACCAAGGTTCCCCGCCAGTGCTAAGCCGTTAGCCTGTCTCTGCTGGAGGTCTTTCTGGCGCAGGTCTTCCTCGGTTAGATCGAGCCCGAACTGCGACAAGAGACCGGGATACATCTGTTCGTTTGTCATCTTAGATTCCAAACTTCGGGAGTGACGCTAACTGCGCGTTGGCCGTAGAAATCATTCCCGGAGTTAATCCGATTTGTGAATTCCCGAACAACCTCCGGATCGCATTGCCATAGCCTGTCGGATTGGCCAACATTGAATTCCCAAATCCCTGCAGCATAGCCCCAAGGGGGTTGGGCTGGAAGGCCCCGATCCCGGATGCCTGCGCGGAAGCCGTGCCTACTCCGGACTGATGCCCTAGGTTCGCGTTGCTCAGGAGACTTTGGAATAGGTTAGCCTGATTACCCTGCAAGCCCGCACCAGTCTGCAGGTTAGAGAGGTTGATGTTCTGGCCAAACCCAAACAGGTCGGAGGCATTCGCCATACGCTGCTGTGCGCGGGCATTAACCAGTTCGTTCATGCCCTGCTGCGCACCGAACCCTTGACCGTACAGTCCCGCGAGCGCCTGTTGGACGTTGCCCCCCAGACCCAGAAGACCCTGCGCCGCGCCCATCTGCGCCCCGAATCCCTGCAAGAGACCCTGCATACCAGTGCCCATGAGGCTTGCGCCCATCGCCTGATCGCGGCCGTACAGAGCCTCGCTCAGGTTCATGGCGTCCAATTGGCGAGTCGTATCCGCCCGGCCCAGTCCTTCTGAGAACGCCTGTACGTCCCGCTGGCCACCCGTACTACCCATGCGACCCATTGCCTGCTGGCGGGTGAGGAAGGAGTTCTGAGCCCTATCCTCAAATGGCTGCGCCTGCGTCCGTAGGAGATTCAGTCGGTTCTGGAACACGCTGTCGTAGTTGTTCCCCATGAGGCCCTGCCCCATGCCGAACATCGTGTTAGCCTGCCCACTACCAATGGCGGGCTGGTTAAGGGCCTTCATTCCTGCCCCGTACGCTCCTCCAAAGATGTTCTGGAGGGCCCCGGCCGAACCCCCAAGGTTGTTCAGATACGCCTCTAGAGACCCGCCATCTACGCCAGAGGCAAGCAACTGGTCGTTGAAGAGGCCGGGGATCATCCCACCCGCCTGTCCCATGTAGGCCGAGCCGGTCTGGTCTCCGAGATACTGCTGTGACAGTCGCCCGTACAAGTCAGCCATCGCCTGTTGTTCAGGCGACAGATTCATGGCGATACTACCCGGCTGCTTCTTCGTGCCCCGGGTATAATCGACCATGCCAAGGCCGCTGGTCACATCGTACGGAGAGTACTTGGGCATCTTGGGTTTGCCACCCAAGAGACTCCCGGCGATACTTCCGGCCGCGCCAATGCCTGCTGCTACTAGAGCCATCTTACTTACCTGCTATCTCTTTTTCGATGCGGTCAAGTTGCTCTTTGATCGCAATGGTTCGTTCGTCTACGCGGACGGATACTTCTTTGTCCTTCTCGATGTAGACCTCGTGTTCCGCTGTAGTCTGCTCAACCGCGTCAATATCTCTCGAGAGGTTCACATAGCCCGCGACTACCGTAGCGACTGCTACCCCGGCCGCCCCCAGACCCTTCAAGGTTCCAAAGAGTAGTTCTGTGTTCATTAGTCGGTGACCTGATAACTAAAGCAGCACCCACCGCCGACGTGAGTCCCAATACCTTTAAGCGTCGAACCACCAGTGAAGCCGCCACTATTTAAACCAACAAGCTCCCAGTAGGCCACGCCCTCATTGATTCGTATTTCCACCGGATCAGGGAGACCGTTAACTACACCCGCCACAACCACCCCCTGCACATAGGAACCTGTTAGTGCGGGTTGACATGCCGCGGGAATATTGCGGAGAAACAGGCTTGTGTCCGTAGTAGTTACGTACAAATCGGGAGTCCGCATTGTTACGACTCCATTATATTTCTTCCAGTAAGCGGTGCCACTTGCTAGCACCGATCCTCCGGAAGAATCAGTCGCAAGTTCCATCATAAAAGAACCGGAAGTAGCAATGGGTGCCCCGGTCGCTGCCGTCAGAATCTCGCTGCCATTTGCCGTAATATTAGTCGCCGTGAGGGCGATGCCCGTAACAGTAGTCCCATTTCTTGTTATGGCTATGGGGGTTCCAACGGCGGACCCACCATCGGTGTCCGTATAGAGAAATAAATCCCCGCCAGAGGCCCGCCATTCCCACTGCTTCTCATCTGAGTCGGCATCGGTTTCATTCAACTTGAGTTGAACTAGGGTGCCCTGTACTTCTAGGCTTGCTCCTGTTAGAATAAGACCTGCAGCCTTTAGAGCATCTATGGCTGCTTTGACACCGGCGGCAGTGACGGCTCTGGTAGTATCAGTACCAGTAGTAGCTTCGGCTGTCGTCGCTAGTTCCACCGCTCCTTGGGCCGAGTCGGTCGCGGCAGGCAGGTCTGTTGGGTCTACGAGACCCCCAGCCCCCAGTCCACAGTATCCGTTGTTCGCCCCCTTGTTCGCCTCATCTTCCTTAGAGGCGATAGCGGTAGAAATCTCGGCAAACTCGGCGTCGAGTTCCGTGCCTTTAATACGCTTGGCCGCGTCTCCCGTAGAGAGCGCATCCTTGGGCCCGTAGCTTACATTCTGGGTATAGTCAGTCATTAAGAGAGTCGTCCGATCTTAGAGAATAACGTGAGTTTCTGAATGGAGAAGGAAGAACTGTTGATGTTGCACGAGATTGCTAGTTGAATGTATTGGCCCGTTCCCTTGGTAGGAACACTTCCTTCTCGGAGGGCGATTCCTCCACCAAACTCGGACAGGCCGAACTCTCCCAGTCCCCACTCTCCTCCCGACGTTGCCCCCGAGAAGGTTCGGGAGACGGAATTGAAGGTATCGGAGAAGTCGAAGGCCCACTTGTAGTTAACCGAGATAGTGGCATCCGTGAAGAACAGCCCTTCGTAGCGTTTGGGAATCAGGGTGTAGCCCTGTTGTGTCAGGTCGATCCAGCCCGAGATATACTCCAACTGGTACTCTGACGCATCATCTAGGGCTTCCGTGTATCGGCCTAGTTTTCCTACACTACCTTTACGGGCCATCAGAAGAGTCCCGGCCCGTCGTACTACGAGCGCCGTGGGCACCAGAGACCAAAGTCCCACGCACCGTGCGGCTCCATCCTCCAGTCTACCTCTAGTGTCAAAGACAAAGCATGTGCCCGTTTCCGTCGTACCCCCCGAAGGAAGGGAAAGGAGGAAAACCCTGTCGTTCGGGGAGTACGCGGAACGGAGCAAACTTAAATCTGCAGAGGTTGCATATGACTGCAGGAAGTCTTGAACATTCTTTGAGAGATTGTTAAGAGGATTCGACTTCTCTTGAATCAGGCGGCCAAGACTCTGTAGGCCATTAGCGGAAAGGAACCACAGGTCGCCGTCAATCTCTTGAATGGAATCCCGTGCTATGCACCCGGTTCCCCGGATGACATCTACGACGTACATCTGGGTGGGATCGACGCCGAGGATACTACCCGTCCCGTCGGCATAGAGCACAATGCTGTTCTTGCCGAAAATCACCAACGTCCCGTTGTAGGCCGCCATCGCAGTGATCTGGTCGTTGCCCGGCCACACGTTCCACAGGTCGAGGGTTCCTGAGTCGGCTGAAGTCCAGTCGGTCCCGTCCAGCAGGGCCGAGTAGTCTAGGGTATGCCCGTCCGTGTTACTGATCCACAGGCGACCGAAGGCCGAAAGTCCTACGCCGCCCGTCGGGGCATTGACATCCGTAACGGCTGTGAAGTTGCCGGACCCAGTGTAGTAGCACGGGGCCTCACCAGCCATCACGCCGTAGATACGGTTGTTGAAGTTGAGGAATTGCCAGTTGCCGCCAGTGAATACAAGGGTGCCCGTGACATCCGTCCACGTCGTCCCATCATCCGTACTCTTGTGCAGCGTCGTCGCTGTAGAACAGACCAGTTCCGTAGTGGCATCCGACTTGATGAACTCTTCCGCCTGCACGATGGCAGCACCGAGGGCGGAGGTCGTAACAGCCGACCACCCCTTACGCGCTGCTACTCGACCACTGTCGTCAATGACGGCGTTCTGCAGAGTCGTTGCCCATTCAGGGCCAAGAGTGGACCCGGCCTGCTGCCGATTCAGTCCTTTGAAGCCGGGAGTTACTAGCGGAATGTGCAGTAGCTCGGCTCCGCCATGTCGTCTCGGCTGCGGCATCTTAGTCTCGATAGAACTCGAATTTGTTGGTACGGGCCTGATTCATCTTGTCGGCCTCAGCCGCCGCTTCCAGTGCATCCGTGTATCGCTTCTCGGCAATGTTGCCCGGCTCGCCCAGTTCCTCGCCGCGCTCATTCAACGCAAGGTAGAGGGCTCCGAGAACCAGTGGACGCTCAGGAGCGAGTACGGTCGTAGCCGTCGTAGACGACTCGGACGATAGAACGGTCTCGGGGGTGTGGAAGCGCAGGCACACCAACCCGGTCGAGGCATCCGGAGTGGGCCAGAGGGCCAGTCGGAAGCCATCCCCGTCCTGCCGGAGCGCAAAGACCGTAGGCTGGACTGCCTCTTGCGAGGTATCGGAGTTGTAGAGAGCGAGATACTTGTCCCACGAAATCTGGGGGATGAGTACTCCCTGTGTCGCTGAGACGGAATCGAACCAGTGTACGAGGGGAACACCCTCGACGTAGCGGAGGATGGATTTGACTGTCGTGGGGGTGTACCCATTGGCAACGTTCCCGCCATCCGCGACCGTAGCCGAAAGGTCGTATTCCTCTTGTGAGGCAACGGCCGCGACCTTCACGGTGTAGTCCATGCTGGACCAGTCGTGATAGTCCAGTACCTCGGCATGAATCTCCGAGAGGAAGTCTACAATGAGGGTCGTGTAGTCTGCCGTCAGGACATCTACTTCGTCTTCGCGCAGTCGGCGGAGCACACGGTTAACGAGTTGGAGGAGGGTCATACGTTACGCAACCTTTTCTACGACCAGAGTGAATCCGGCCTTGCAAGTCGTGACAGCGGTCGTCTCAGACCGGAAACGGAGTTGGGCTGTCCCGGCATTGGCTCCAGTACGGAGCAGACCGTAGCCCACTACAGGATAGGTCGAGGTACCGGGCATTCCGGACGAGACTCCTACGCTCGCATCATCTGCAATACTGTGGCCGCCCGACTGACTTCCGGTGTTCGCCAACTGGTGCTGGAACTGGACCCAGATCGAGGTAACGGCGGTGGATAGGTCAAACTGGAAGCCGCATCCTGTGGTCGCGGCTGTAGGCTGTACGTTCCCCATGAACCAGATACGGTACTTGGAGTTGGCCTCATAGGAGAAGACGAGTCCCGTCAGAGTCACTGGGGTGACATTCGCGCCCGTGGCCTGATCGGATGCGAGAGTGGCTACAAGGGTATACCCCATCGCCGGGCCGGTCGGACCAGTAGGCCCGGTAGGGCCAGTCGGACCTACCGCCCCATCTGGACCAGCAGGACCCGTTGGACCAGTTGGACCCGCTACTGTGGAGTCTGCCCCGGCCGGTCCCGTAGGACCTGTGGGGCCGGTGGCTCCGGGCGTGCCCGCTGCACCGTCCGCACCTGCAGGACCTTGGATACCTTGGATGCCCTGAATCCCTTGGGCCCCATCCGCACCAGCCGGACCCTGCGGACCAGTAGGACCCGTTGGTCCTGCGGGACCCTGAAGACCCTGCGGCCCTGTAGGGCCGGTCGGACCGGCCGGGCCAGTCGGGCCGGTGCCTCCGGCTCCGCCTGTGCCGGTCGCATAGCGTCTACGATCAGACATAGGTTACTCGGGCCAATAGGGTGTAGGACAAGTGGGGTAGGTCTTGGACTCGGGGAGCGTGGCAAAGCTGAATGCTAGCCCGTCGCTGCGCAGCCGCGCCCGACCATCCCGGAAATAGGACTGGACTTCGCCCAAGGTGCGCAGTAGCACACCATTCACTCCAGTGGGTGTTGCTCCTGTAACTATGGCAGGGACCGAGGTCCAGCCTAGTTCTAATAGAGCCCTGAGGCGGTTGAGCCCAGTTGCTACCCACATTACGTGGGGCGGTCGGTTCTCAACGAACAGTGGGTTGACGAGTCCGTTGGTACGGATGTCCTCAACCAATGCAGGAAACCAAGATGCGTCGTCCGATAGGGACTTGACGGGAGGTCTCCAGTTAATCTGATGTACCGGAACGTGCCGACAGAAGTAGACAGGGTACGGTAAATCCATCTTATACGTATAAGGTTAGCCCCCCCGAAGGGGGGCATCCCTATTTGGTTAAGGCCAAACGTTCGTCGCGCGCTTGAGCACAACTCCGTAGAACTTCGGATTAGCCGAGAACGAAGTGTCCGCATCCGTACCTTCAACGTTGAAGGTCGTGACCGTCACGACGCCCGCCGCCGTTACCGCCGCCGTCACAAGCTGAGCATTGTTGTCAACGCCAGCTGCAATCAGAACGAAGTCGCCAAGAGCAGCACCCGGAACCGAAACGTCGCACTGACCCGCAACCTGCGCAGCCAGTGTGTCGTCATCGCCCGAGAAGCTGAACGGAATAACCTCCGCAAACAACGACTGAAACTGATGCCGACCCGAGGCTCGCGCCGCGTTAGAGGTATCAGTAATCGCCGTGATGTTAGTCGCCATGTATATCTCCTAGTGTAAGGGTCCCCCCTCCGAAGAGGGGGGAAAAGTCGTTACGCCGGGACGACGATAGCGATACCAGCCTCAGGACGCAGAACGCCCTTGCCGATCAAGAGGTCAGCCGTGAACAGGTCCGCGAGGTACTCCTGCTTGTACTGGCTCTGCGAACGGAGGCGCATCTGCTCGATCAGCACGAAGGCATCCTTCTGGAACAGAAGAGCCGCACGCTGGTCAACAGCCGTACCCGTATCCGCCACGGTCGGGCAGTTGGTAGACACGTACAGGTCAACGCCGTACAGGTTACCAATTCGACCGTTCTTGATCGCGTCACCCGAGCCGACAAACGCCTGCTCAGTGAAGCGGCTGATACCCAGAAGGTTCCGCTTTTCCACCGGGGGAATAACGAGGACGCGGTTGACGCTCGACACGTCGTTGTCGTCCATCTTCTGCAGCATGATACGCAGACCCTCGTCCGTGATCGTCGCCGCGTTACCCGCGTTGGCGTTAGCCGAAGCGTTCCACGCCACGAGCGCGCCCGCAGAGGGCGTGCCAATAACAGCCTTGCTGTAGGCCGTACCTTCGACCGTCGGAGCCGCATCGGCACCCGCCAACTTCGCGCCTTCGGCGTGGAGCAGCGAGTCAACCTTCTTGGCCAGTGCATAACCGGCATCGTCCGTATAGAAGCGACGGAGAGCATCCGACGCCTGCACACCAACGATGTCTTCGATCAGACGGCTATACTCCCAATGCTGGTCAATCAAGAACTGCTTAGTGCTTTCCTGATTGCTGATGAGAGTGACCATCGTCTCCGCAGCCTTCTGAGAAGCTGCGCCCCGAACCGGCTTCGGGATGTGGATGGTGTCGCCCTTCTTGCCCACGAAGTTCATCGTGTTGACAAGCTGAGGCATAACGAGGTTCGCCTTATACGTGGCGATAATCTCGTCCGACCAGAGTTCCGGAACGAATGCACTGTTAGAACGAGTGCGCGAGGCTGCCGTCACTTCCGTGAGGGTAATGTGAGCGGTTGAACCGCCTAGACCTGCCATGATAAATTACCTTAGAGTGTGTGGTTTAGTCAACAACACGACCCTCAGCGTAAGCCTGCTGGATGGAATCCCCGTGAGCATTGAGCCAACGTTCCGCTTCCGCATTGCCGCGTTTCGCAGCAATCCGTTTCTCCATCAACGCGCTACGTGAGTAGCGTTCGACGGTTTCCGGAACACCAGCACCAGCCGATTCAAGCCCTGCGGCTTGGACCTTCTGTTTGCGCTCTCGCTTCTTCTCTTCCTTCTCGACCTTCTTCTGAGTGTCGTAGTACATGCCGAACAATTCGTCGGCTGCATCTAGCGCACCCTGATCGGCTGCCTGAGCTAGTCGCATCCGGTACGGACGCTCCCTAATCCAGTTCAACATCGCCGGGTCTCTTGCGTCTTCCTGCCACGTCGGATACCTTTCGGTAAACGCGGCCATAGCTCGCTCAACCTTGCCGTTGTGCAGTTCCCTTTCAAGGGACTCGATGCGTTCGGCAGACTCTTCCTTGACAACTTTGCGGATGACTTCATCCGGGTTCTCGTAGATTTCATCTACCGTAATGGGCTTCTTACTATTGGCCTCTGCCCGTGTATCGTCTCTAGGTGATTTCAGGGCGAGTAGTTCGTCAACACTGCGTCGCAGTGCGCCAAGGTCCTGTGCCTGTCTGCTATTGAGCTTTTCAAGCTCGGTGTAGCTCTTGACAACATCCTCAACTGTCTTGCCTTTGAACCGTTCGGGGATTTCCGCATCGTCCTGCCGCTGTTGCTGCTGGTCTCCTGCGTCCTCGATTTCCTGTTCAAGCTCGTCCTTCACATAGTCACTATACTTAGCCATTGTGTTTCCTACTCCTTACGGGTACCCCGGCGGGGTATTCTCCCAAACTCTACGGTGCCGGATGGCGCATTCTCCGTAGCTACTACTTCCCTTTCGCTGCTCGACTGTGGACCTTGGCCCACTTGTCGTATGCACTAGGGAAACCAGAGTCCAGTCCCATCTTCGGATCGAAGGCTGAGGTCTGGATTTCTAGGGTGGTGGGACCACCACAAAGACCGCAGGGTGGAGCGTCATTGCGCTCGTCTACTTTCCTCATGTCGTCAGTCCCGTGCCCCTTCTCACATTTGTAGTGATAGAGAGGCATTAGTCTTCGTCCTCTTCCTCGCTCATCTTCCTGAGGGACGTAGTAGTGTCCTGCAGGTTAATCAAGCGGGCGAGTTGTTCGGCCTGACCGCGCAGGTAGCAGACCGTCTCAAAGTTCTTGGCCTCAAGGGCCTCGGCCTGAAACTGGTAAATCTGTTTCCGGGCTTCGTCAACTAGGTGCCGCCACCCGGCACTCCCGAACATATCATCCAAGTCGTCGTAGTATCGAATGTCTTCTTGGGTCAGCATATGGCCTCCTTTAGCCGCATTACTTAGCCGGGGTCTTCTTTCGTGCCTTCACCATTTCGATCTGGTTCCGCTCCTGTGCAATCTCATTCTGCTTCTCAGCCATGTGGGCCTTGCGGGCTCCGATGGCAGCGTTCGCAGCCTGAATGTCAACCTTGTCGTCCTCAAGATCAGCCAGTACCATTTCACGTTTGGCCTTCGCCATTGCCAACTGCGCCGAGGCTTGCGCTTCCTGTGCTTTCGCCTGCTCCAACGCCAACTGAGCTTCCACCATTGCAACCTGTAGCTGTTGCATCTTCTCCTGCTGCTGTTGCTGCTCAGGAGACGGCGGGGCATTCATCGCCTCGATGGCCTTCTTGAGTTCGGCCTTCTCTGCGGAAGCCGTGTTGTCGAAGATAGCCTTGATGATGATACTGTGGGCCGGAGACTCCGGAGGTACGTACCCGAGCAACTGTGTAAGCTGCGAGAGTTCGACTTCCTTCGCCATGATCCCCATGCTCGCTCGCACAAGGAACTTCATGTCCTTGGGATAGCGGTCGGGGTCAAACTGCATGTAGCGCCAAGTGGCCCTACGAATCAACGGACCAAGGAACTGACGCTCGATGTTCTGCATCGTCCGCTTGGAACGCTTAAGCATTCCGGACTGCATCATCGACATGCCACCAGCCGTTTCGTTCCGGCTGTTGATGCCTAGCGGGGTTGCCGAGTCCATAGACCCGGTGCCCTGCTGCACCATACGTTCCATATCCCCGGACTGCTGGAAGGTCAGAGCGAGGCCAGCGGCGTTGAAACCGATTGGCTCGATGACTTCTGACGGGCGGCCACGGGTGAAGAACACCTTGCCGGGACGCACGCGCATGTCAGGATTACGAGGCATACGACCCATGTCCGCACCAAGCATAGGCGCAGTCATAAGTGCGAGGGCGTCAATGCGCGCCCTAAGTTCAGAGTCAAGTGCCTTCTGTGGGTTGTAACCCTTCTCGGCTACTCCTCTACCCCAGAACTCACCCGGCACGGTGTCGTGCTGGTAGGCCACAATCGGTCGATCCTTCATCGTGAAGGGCGACACGGTAGCACGGAGTACGAGGGCTTCATTGGCTACTGTGACGATAGCCTCAACCAGTTCGTCTCCCTCTTCGTCCTCGGCTCCCTCGACCCATCGGGCCGGGACCTTGCCGTAGAACTCCGTAATCAGTACACCTTCGTCCTGCGAATCTACAGTCGAGGCCGAGCCTGTCCCAGTAGAGTCTCCCCGGCGGCCGTTGTAGCCTTTGAGTTCTCCCTTGGCGTAGAGTCCAGATTCCTGCTTCTCCTTGATGGTGTGCAGCGGCTTGATGAACTCGTGAGCGCAGAAGAGCGCCTCGTCAATCGCCGTAGCAGACGGATCAATTACAAACTCATCGGGACGGACAGGATGGATGGCCACTAGAACACGGTCATCAATGATGGCCTTGCCGTCGTCGCCCATAGCCTTAACGTCTTCCAGACGGACGTTAATCTTAGCGATACCAGTCCCGTACAGAGCACCCAGTAAGAAGACCTGTGCAATAGCATCTGGGACCGCCGCCAACTCGAAGTCTTCGAGTAGTTGGTCCCGGTAACCTACAGCATCGTCCTTCTGTTCATCCGCGATGTCGTCCTCTACATCGAACCATGCGGTGCGCGAGAAGACGCTTTCCTCAATCTCTGCTACCGCCATTTCGATAGCCTGTTGCAGTGCCGGAGCGATCAAACGCGACCGTTCTGAGTTGTTGGATGCATCTTCGTTCGCCCAGAAGCCCCGCCACAGGCGGGTATACTCGGCCCAACGGGCCCCGTATTTCTGGTCGCGGACATCCCGACCCCGCTTGACCTTGGAGACTACATAGCCTAGAAGAGCCTGCTTGGGGGTCGTGGCGACATTCTCGCCCTCTGCGCCCTTGTTAAAACTACCGTTGTTATCCAAGACTAGTATCCTGCGTAGGCGTCCAGTGGTTTCCAGTTGTCGATGTAATCGGGACCGTCGAACCACGGGTCAGCAAGTTGGTCAATGTAGGCTAGAGCGTCGATCAAGTCATCGTGGGACCGGGGACTGGGGAAGTCTTCCGCCTGCTCAAGAAACTTCGCATTCCATGCTCCACGTAGGAGTTGTATGCGACCTTTCTCAGCACGCCCCTGCAGGGCCCACGCTATGCGATCTGTCTTTCTCTGGTTACCGTGAGTCAGTTCCTCAGGCGTGAAGAAGATGCCCAACCGATTCATTTCGTCCATCAGATATGGCATGACAGCGTTCTTGCTCATTCCGCGTTCTATGCCGATGGCATTCGGTCGGTTGTCACGAAACGCCTTGACGATACGTAGGGCAGTCTCTCTGGTATCCCACTGGCCGTAAATAATCTCAGTGACACACCACCCGCCCGCGTGGTTTAGCACGACAGCGATAGCATGATCGTCCAACTTGGAGAGCTTTCGGCCCCCTTCCGAGGGCTCAAACCCGGCCAAGTCACAGGCCACGTAATAGTCTCCGGGGGACGGAATCGTATCTACGATACGGAACATATCCCTCGTCAGGACAACACCAGAGCCTCCCTCAAAGGAGGCTTCGTATTCCTGCTTGAATCGGTCCGTCGCCATGCGACCACGGGCCCGCTCGATTTCAGTCTGCGGCAGGAATGGGTTGGTCGATGACGAAAAGTGCCACGACTTCCACTCCGGGTCACCACTCAGACCCAGTTGGTACAGGGTATAGAAGTGGTTCTTGCCGTCCGGAGTTCCAATGAACAGGGCCCCACCTTCGGTCAAGGTCAGTGCGGGCTGGATGATTAGCTCCCACACTTCTTCCTTCATAAAGGCGTACTCGTCCATCACTACGTAGGACAAACCTACGCCGCGCAACGAGTCGGGGCGGTCGCTTCCCTTAATGGAAATGCGGCGTCCATTGATGAGAAGGAGTTCTCCGGTGTTCTCCCACTTGTTTGCAATCAGTTCGTGACCCAGTTCCTTAAGGAGAGGCCACAGGATTTTCTTGCCTTGATCGAACGTCGGTGCGACATAGTATACTTCCTCCAAGGCCAAGTCCACGATGGTACCATCTGACCGGACCTTGGAGGTTTTGGCCGCCTCAATGAAGAGGGTAACAGCCGCGAGATATGACTTGCCGAATCGACGCCCTGCCGCCACTACTTTGAAGCGGGTCTGGTCGTAGAAGATTTCCGCTTGCTTTTCGTGGAGGCTGATCTTCATAGGGTCTTATGGATACGCTGCTACTGGAATCCACCCAGTATCATCGTACCTGTTTTCATCCTCGTCTGGGCCGTCTAGTACGTAGACCGGCGTGTAGTGGACCCACGGGGTCAGTCCGGAGACTGAGCCAAGAACGAAAATCCACTTGAAGCCATCATCGTCGTAGGTGTTCTGCTTACCTTCGACCCATGTCACGTACTCGACCGGAATGTAATCAACCCATCGGCGCAGGCCCGACACATCGGACAGCGGGTACACAACCCACTGGGCCGGGTCTTGGTCTCCGTAGACACCCGACGTGGCGTCATCCCACGTCAGGTTATCCCACGTATTAGCGTCCCAAGTACCGACTGCCCATACGGTTCCAAGTGCCATGACTTACGGTCCCCACGGATTGCCAGCACCATCGCCAAGGACAGTCGTCCCGGCGATCTTCTTGATGTTGGCGTCCACATGGCCCGCCGCCGTGAAGGTGAGGCTATCCGTCTTCGCCTTGATGGCATCGACGTTCGCATCCACCACCGCCAGAGCCGCGTCGAGGGTCGTTCCGGTATCGACAAGGATGGCATCTACCACCGTGCCAACCGTATCAACCTTCGTGTTGATGGTCGCAATGACGGCCGTTTCAGCCTTCACTGCCGCCACATCGGCACTCACACTCGCACCCGCCGGAGCCCCAAGGCGTGCAAAGGCGTCGCCCGTCTGCGCCGTGTGGCCAGTTAGGGTGGCAACCGTACCGACGTTCGTTACGGTAGGAACCGTAACGCCAGTCAGAGTCAACCCAGTCCCATCGACCATTGCTTCAAGGTTATCCGCTGCTGTAGCATCTCCGCTGATTCGGGTTGCATCCGCAAGGACGTACTCACCGAAGGAACCTGCCGCAACGTGACCGCTCCGCAGTTCATCCCACACCGCGTCGGCAACCGCCGCCACAGTCGCGGCATCCAAACCGCCCGGATGGATAATGTATTCTGATGCACTGGTCGGCTGCGTGGTCCACGCAAGGTTAACCGTAGCCACCTTGGTAGTGCCATTGTAGTCGGTAATCTGCCGAGTCTGTCCAGCGCCCGTCCCACTACGGATAGTGATAAGCTGGTAGATGTACTGGTCATCAGTCGCGCTGGAGCCAGTGGCATCGAGGGTAATACTCTGGGCGGCACCCGCCTGAGCCGTACCAACATGCAACTGGAGGGCCTGCATAAGTGCGCCGTAACTAGCTTCGGTCGTGTGACCAGCTAGCAACTCGTCCCATACCGCGTCTGCAACTTCTGCCGCTGTCGGAGCCGAGGCACCCGGAATCGACCCAAACGGAACGATTACGAATACGCTGGTGGCATCCGGGTTGGTTGCCCATGTAGCAACTGTAGCAACCTTTGTAGCGCCCACGTAGCCGCTGATGATCCGACCCTGCCCGGCACCCGTGCCGGACACGATCCACAGTCGAGCGTTGGTGTAGAAGTCGTTCACCGCTGAGGCGCTAGCATCCAACGTAATCGTCGTAGCCGCACCGGCCTGAGCCGTGGCGGACCGAACCACGTACAACGCTGCACCGAAACTACCGGCAGCAACGTGACCACTTGCGGCCTCGTCCCAGACCTGATCGGCCACCGCATTAACGCCCGAGGTCGAGAGCACGACACCACCAGACGACAGAGATACTTCGCCAGTGCCCGCGCCCGACTTGATCGTGACCTTTGGGTACCCAGCCGTATCTGGCGTAGCAACCGCCGTGCCAGCCCACTTAACGACGTTGGCCGCGCGATTCTCAATGCTAAACCGAGCCGCAATAAAGTTGACCGTCTGACCGTCAGCCGTAATTGACGACACTACTACAGTGTAATCATTACCGCTGGCGTAGAACCCCGAGTCCGTGTTATCGGACGTATCAATGGTAAACCCGTGGATACCCGTGATAGAGTCGAGGTCAATACCATCCGTGTCTACAAGGGCATATCCGGCGTCACTAGCACGCTGGGTCATCGACGCCCCTTTGTAGACTTCGATATCGGTTACGGCTAGGCCCGTAATAGTTACACTAGCACCGGCCGTGTTATAAGTGGCGAACGGGACAAAGATACTAGCTCCCGTCGCAAAGTCGCCAAGATACGGATACATTTAGATTTTGCCTCGAAGTTTTCCGCCGAACTTGCCGACGAGTTTATGAGCGCCGCTCGTTGTCAAAAACTGCCACGGGTCGGCCGCAATAGTTGCAATATCGGAATCCGACTTGCTCGCCTTCCACCACATCAGTGCGCCTATCGGATCATCGTATGGCGCTCCGGGAGATGTAGTACGTCGATACCCCAGTGTGAATCTGTTCAGCGCGGCTACCAAACCCGTATGGGATACCGCCAAGGTTGTCCACGCTGCCCCATTCAACGACCAGTCTACGGTAGTATCTGAAAATCTCAGAAACACTAATGACCAGTCGTTTACTGGAATATCCGTAGTGGAAGTGTTGTTCTGTTGAGTATTGTCAAACCGGGATGACGCTTCTAGGTCTTCATCGCCTTGATAGAGTAATTGGACATACCGGTCAACATCTCCGCTATCACAGAGATTGACGATTGTGCGAGTAACTGATCCCAGTGTCGCGTACACCATTGCACAGATCGTATGCGTCCCCGTTAAACCAGAGACGGCTACTTCCGCATAGTCGGTATTAGCTGCTACAAAGTCGAGGACATTGCCGTGTGTACCATCAACAATCCAATCAGCGCCGGTAATGGTCATGTCTAAACCACCAACCGACCCTTTATCTACAAGAGAGGTACCAGTTCCTTCATCAATCATCCACAAATGAGAGGGACAATGGGTGTGTCCTGTGTTGACCGAATAGGAGGTAGGTTTTGCTGATACAGACATTAGACAAACTCATATGCGCCTTTCGACGCGGTTCCAGAACGGGAGATACCATCAAGGTCAGTAACACTGATATCGATGCCAATTGTTCCGCTTGCCGCATCTTCTGCAGTCAGCCTATAAGTGGCAGTTAGAGACCCTGTGGTCTTGTTGTTAGACTGCGTGGTGCCTCCGCCTCCTAGGTTGTATGCGCCCGAGCCGTTGCCGAGCAGCACGCAGTTTCTCAGGAATCCGCCGCTCGCCACGCCTAGATTGACCCCATACCCTTCGCAGTTGACCGCCGTGATGTTGAATATTTGCGGGGTAGTCTTGACTCTCGCCGAGTTATCCGTGCCGACTGCGACACCGTGGCCGATGTTCACCGTTCCGGTATCAATTTGGCCCGCATTCGCAATCAGCACGTTATAGCACTTGCTAGCAAACGTGGTGTATGGACCGTATCCATTGAACGTTATGTTTGCATCTGGGCCCGCCTGAGTGTAGAACTGAATTCCAGTCTCTCCCACTCCGTCGATATCGATGTCATAGACATCGGCTTGTCCGGAGAGTACAGATACACCGTACCGTTGCCCCGCCTCGTCGTCGGGGTTTAGTCCGATCCTCCGACCACGGATACTATATATCTTGTTGGTCCCCTCAAACCAACACTTGACCTGAATAGCATCGCGGCCTGTGTCTTCAATCACCCCGTTGCGGATTGTCATGTTCTTCAATGGACATGCGCCAGTGGAGAAGTTCGGGCCTCCGTAAATGCCTTCACCCTTGACGCGGTGAACGTAAAAATTTTCAACTACATTGTCATGTTGCTGGAACACTCCGGGATATGCGGTTCGCAGTAGTGTGTTGTCGTGAAGACCAACTCCGATAGGTACCCCAGTAACAGCCGAGAAATTGGTGATCTTGCCATCGACCTCGAAATTCTTGAGTGTTACATGGTGATTGAATCCAGCATATTTGATGAAGTGCCCAACCCCGCTAGACGCTGATGGTGCGGTAACTAGTAGGCCATACTGGGAGCCAATCATACCACCATCAATGGTCAGGTAGGTGCAACTTTGCACCGTCAAGACGAATGTCGTGGCCACCGATACGATAGATCGAGCAGACTGGTTGGCACGCAACGTAATGTTGCCGGATGACGATCCATTGATAGTCAGGGTGAGTTTCCCGTGCGTTCCGGCTGCCAACTCAATGATGTCCCCCGCCTGCGGGCGAGTCTTACTCCCAGTTGCGAGACTGGCCCATGTGGTACCAGTATAAGCGGTCGTCGTAGCGTTACTTATAGTACGCGCCGCCGAACTCGCCGGAATAATAAAATCTGCAATTCCAGTAGAGTCCGTTTGTGTTGTTCCACTCACAGGGGTAGAATAACTCGATTCGTTCACCCCGTTCTTTGCTAGTACTTTGTAGTACCGCGTTGTAGATGCCGCAAGTCCAGTATCGGAGTAGTTTGTTCCGGCTCCCTCATAGACGGTCGAGTAGGGGCCAGCAAGACTCGTTGCGCGCTGCAGGCGGTATCCGGTCGGAGTGGCCCCATTGGGTCCTGCCGCCCACGAGACATCGAGTTGCGAGGTGGAGGCTGCAACTACTTCCAGATTAGTTGGCACATCTGGGACTACCACCACAGTATTAATTGTAACTGTAGAAGCGGGCGTGGCGGTCGAGGATACCGAGGTATTGGCGTTAGCCGAGCCATCAACGGCCCGAATCTGGTAGACGTACGTCCCGTCAGGTAACCCGGACTCACTATATGACAGCAGATCTCCCGCTACAGACGCCCGAAAGACATCATCTCTACGTATACGATATGAGGCTATTCCGCTAGGGTCAGTACTAGCCTCCCACGTAACGAGGACGGTAGACCCATTGGCTGTGGCTACTACATTGGTCGGTGCGCTGGGAGCAGTGACATCGGGATCAGAGACGTTGAACGTGAGCGATATGTCGCTCGTGCCATAGCCGTCGTTGGCTCGAAATGTTAATGGGAACGCCCCAACAGCAGTAGGAGTACCAGTATAGAACGGAGAGTCCAGAGAAAGGCCGGGTACGCTCCCTGAGGGTAGCGTAAATGTCAGTGCGTGAGTGTCTGGGTCATCGCAGACAGTCCGCAGATCAAGCGATACAAAGTGCCCTAGGGTACCTGTTTGGTCGGTGAGTTCCCAGACCGGTAGGGAGTTGACTGAGGTCGTAACAGCCAACTCGTCGCTGAGTTCCGAGGCGGCAGTCTCGCTGAATGCCTGTACTCGATAACTGTAGGTGGTCTCTGGGACTACTGATGAGTCTACTGTGATCGTATCTGTAAGGGTTTGCCCAATAGGCAGGCCGTTTCGGTATACCTGATAGCGTACAGCACCGGCCGACGTATCCCACGATAGGGACACGTAGCCAGCAGTCACAAACTCCGCCACCAGATTCAACGGGATCGGAGGGGCATCAGTCCCCGGTACGATTCCGTATAACTTAGCCACTTAGCCCTTGACTTTGCGAGCGTCGGGCGTGTTCGAACCACGGGTCAGGTTGGCCCCAGTCGAGGGTGCAGGAACCTGTCGCGGTGTTTTCTTAGCAGCCTGAGCACCAGTACCGGGGCCCGTGGAAGTCGGAATGCATTCTTTATCAGCCATTGGTTTTCTCTTCTAGGATGACTTCAGCCGAGGGCTGAGTAACTGGTTTCTCTTCGGTACGGGTCGAGATATTGATCTCCACCTTCTCAGACGCCTTCTCTTCCGTGGCGTAGCCCTTACTCATGTGCAACTCTAGGAGAAGCTTGAGCATGGTCTTATCCCCGTCAAGAGCGAGTTCCATCGCCTTGTCGAGAATCTCGGGCATCCGGTTCTGGGCAGCCTCCCGAAGTTGGACTTCGAGCATCTGCTTGAGAAGCGTGATCTTGTTCTTGGACCCCTTAGGCCGTCCGGATGGGTTACCGGACTGGCCCTCAGGGAATCGTGTAATGGTATGTGTCATATGTGTTGGGGGATTATAGGGGGCTCTTCTGTCCTACCCGCTGCTCTGCACCGTGTAGGTTCGGCTACCCTACCCCAAGTAGGTAGCCTCGGGATCGGTCGGCTCGCCCCCTCGGCTATCGCCTTCACCCCTCGCCTCCCTTATACCTAGTATAGTACAGGAAATCCTGATTTTACTGGTTTTGTTGATGTAATTACTTTGTTGTGCAATAGATGTTGAATTAATCCTGCAATTCACCCTGTATTTTACCCCGTCGCGCCACAAGGTCGGCAGACCTGCGGCCTGCCTCCAGAGGCCCCGGAGACCTCCCTACGAGGTCGAGGGCCGACCTCATAGGCCCGAAGGGCCGACCTTCCCTACGCACTTCCTTGTGCTAGGTCGCTGCTAGGAGCAGCTATGGTCTAGGGCTTTCCTGCCCTCCCTCTCGGGCCTTACCTCGGTAATTTGCCCCTCATCAGGGTATGAAGGCGCAATCGCAATCGTGCGTCCCACGCAGGGGGGTGCCCCCGGGTACTTATCCACAGGTTATGCACAGGTTTTCCACAGGATATACACATAGGTACAAATACGTACTGGCACGAATGTTGCATCGGGTACCGCATTGGCATGGTAGTTGCAGGGTCACACATGGCATGATCCTTGCATGTGCTGCGATCCGGGATTGTCCGCGCATGGCATGATATTTGCAAGGCATCCCCCCCTCGGGGGGATAGGTGGTGGGATCCGGGGTACAGATAGCGGGTCATATTGGGTGCATAGTGGGATGGACACGCAAGGCACTGGCTTGCACTGGATAGACCACGGATAGCGCGGCAAGGGGAATGGGTAGACCGGATGATGCGCGGATGCGGAATGGCTAGATCTGTGGGTAACTCTGTGGATAACTCTCGCCACGATGCGCAGGCATGGCAGGGCATAGCTAGGTAGCGGTCCAGTGCTGCGCACCGCAGCGAGGCTCTCCGTGCGTCACGCGGCACGCTAGGCGAGCGGTCCCAGTGCGCGGCGACACTCATACCTATTGGCCATATCGCGGAGCGAGGTAGCTCAGGATTGGCATGGAACTTGCAATTGCAAGAATCGTGCCAACATGCTAGGGGTAGCTCATACCATTTGGTTATATGCTCAGAAGCGAAAAGCTTGACGTTATACGTATAAGGGTGATATGCTGTGGCCCAAGTTAGATCAATGCTAACTGATGCTCTTTAAACCGGATGCGAACCTGCAAGGCTAGGCGGCAGACTGTACGAGTTACAGGGACCGCAAGCGATACGCGGGGCGCATCTAGGTGCTAGCCGGGAATGCCGGACGGCTCTTTAACATCGCAGCGCATCAGTCAGGGGTAGCACGTAAAGCGTGTGAGCCGTTGACTAGGTGCGGTTCCAGTAGTGACTAGCGGCTCTCTGCCTGCTACTGGATCAATGCAAAGGAGAGCCACAATCCACTAGACGGAGATACGCAAATGACGAGCAAGAGCAAGACGAGCAAGACGGTCGCCACAGGGACGGAGACAACGAAAGTTGCAGCCGCTCTCGGCGCATGCCGTGAGGCTCTGGAACAGTCCTGCAAGGCATTTTCCAAGGTCGCGGCTGAGACTGCATCCCTGAACGAAAAGCGTGTAGGTAGCTACACGTTGACAATCCGGGCCGCAATCGCCGCCGGTACGATCAAGGATTTCACCGACGTTTACGCGGGATTGCAGTCTGACGTTGCGGCCAATGTCGCCGGGATCGCCCGGAAGCTTGGCTGCAAACTCGGCAAGGCCAACAAGGAAGGTAAGGCTTCCTACGTCATGCCGGGCTCTCTCATGGTCGCTGTGTCCGTCGTCAAAGGGGCGATGGAATACGGTATTAGCCTGACGGACAAGGACGGCGAGCCGCGCACATTCGGGGACATTCGCAAGGCCAAGGCCGAGGCCGATGCCAAGGCGCGGGAAGCGACGGAAACTCCGTTGCAGTACGCGCAGCGGCAGGTTCGGGAACTGGCAGCCAAGATTGCGGAAGGGGCCGATGCCCTGACCGTTACCGAGGCTCAGGACTGCGCGAAGATCCTGCGAAGCCTGATTGCGATTGAGTCCGGCGCAAAGTCGGACTCGATTGCCAAGGCTGCATGATCGACGCGACGACTGGACCGGGCTGCAGCAATGCGGCCCGGTTTTCCTTATACGTATAACGGGAGCAAGCGACAGTGAGCGTAGAAACAAAGCGATTGATTGCCCTGCGAAACTCAATCAAGGAGATCCGGCAGGGATACCGGCAGTCATGCGATATAGACCGGCATGTAGTGCCCTCAGACTGGAACGGGTATTGTCTAGCTTGTGGCGCATACAGGCTAAGGCGCGGGATGTATCTTCTGGTAACAGGGGATACGCAATTGGAAGGTGATAGCATCTAATTAAAACCCCGAAGCTTAACGGCTTCGGGGTTTTTTTTGGTCTGCGTTCCGTGATACGAATAGACCGCCTAATCGTAGCTCTAGGATAGCCCGTTCCGCGTATTCGTACTCCGCGAAATCATTAGTCCGCGAAAACCTGCAAGCTTGACATTTCCGCGAGATTGTGATACAATGGTCGCCTAAGTGGGATTCCGCCTGATCGAACCGCAAACTTATACGTATAAGGACGCAAATTGATGTACGCCAATGGCAGAGCAAAGGGACCGGGACGATGGACGAGACGCGGGTTAGCCGTGTCGCGCAGCAACGACTGCAAGCCGCTCCCGTTCTCGCTGCAAGTCCTTCCCATGCGTATGACGCCCACCCCGCGTAATCCGGGATGTACCACCCGCGTGAGCTACGGCATGGCCGTAGATTGGGCCACATGGAACCGCTCACAGTTTATGTCCGGCAAGAACCTGCAACGATCCCCCGCGCAATGGCGCGTGGATGTGCAGGGCCGGACGTTCTACAGCCCCGACCCCGTGATTGCGAAAGCGTGGGTCGATGCTGCAAACCACATCCGGCATAGGTTAGGTGCCGTGATGACCCAAGCCTGATCTTATACGTATAAGGAGTACGTTATGATCGTTCGTCTACGTCCGTCCGCCAAAACCGCGCCTCCGCCCCTGTCGGTCCAGCGCGTCATGGCAATGCGCCGAGTGAGTGCATTACAGTGGCTCCTCGAAAACCTCACATGGTCGGAACCAGAAAAGGCCGAACTGCTACGCAAGCGCGAGCTTGCGGTGGAGCGCAGCATGTCCTTGTCCGACCTCGAAGCCGGAGCATAGGGCATGAACGTGAAACCTACCGTCCTGTACCGCACGGACCGACTGCATCTTGTGCAGGTCGGATCGTCGGCCCTCGTAGTACCGTGGCAGCATCCGTCCCCGCGCGTAACGGGCGACGGGGAAACCCCGGTACGTACCTCAACCGTAACCCGCGTCGATATCGAAACGGGTGAATTCTGGACCGAAAACACGCATTACATGCCGTGGTCCAATGAGGGGAATTTGGGATGATCCTCTCCAATGCACAGGCCCATCAGGAGATTCAGCGGCTTCAACGTGCCTTGGCATACGTGACGCTGGAACGTGATGAGGCGGCGGCACAGTCCGCCCAATGGCGGACCCGCGCAAAGGAACTGGAGCGGCAGATCGCAGAGCGCGATAAGACCATCCAGAAGATTTACCGTGAGTGTTTTCTATAAGGAGACTGTCGTGAGCATTCGTGAACATCGCCACCCCTACTGCCGCAAGCAGCCCTCGCCCCCCAAGAAGCACGGGCCGAGCCGCAAGCGGGATTGGGAGCACAACCGCGCCGCACTCGCTCGGGAGTTGCGGTCCCTTATACGTATAAGCCCGGAGGGTTGATTGTCATGCCTATAAATTTCACCGACCAAGCTCTGAGTAAGGCCATTGTCCCGATTCAGTTGGGGTTCGCAGGCCGGTTTCAGGAGCAGTGGGATGGGCATTTCTCACAGATCACTGATATACGGGCTCTGGTCGAACGTGACCGCTGGAAGATTCTGTGGGCAGGCTATGCCTTTCGGGATGCAGAGGCGGCCGTCCCGAATACGCAGCCCGATCAGTTGCCGTGGGCCTTTGCTGAAGCGTCCATGATGATGACGGACCACATGCACGACTTCTGTGGTGGTGTCATTGGCTCGTCGGCATCGGTGCGTACCACCAGCCACGCCAGTACCTATTCTCGGTGGGAGTCTCCTGCCAATAGCCGGCTGTTCCGTCTGTCCCCAAAGCGATACAACGAAGCTCGCTTCTTCATTCCGGGCGAAACTATCCCGATCCTGACGGAGGCGCTGCGGATCGAACGGCCCATCACCCGCTCCGAAGTCACGGCCATATTGAGCCGAAGTCTGGTATTTTGGGCAATGTCGTACTTGTACGGCATTGGCAAGCGGGGCATCGTGTGCATGGATCGGGCAGCAAGGCACAACAGCTACTCGCGCGATGTGTTCTCCTATGCGGACGAGATCACATGGATCACGCGAGCGCCGCTATGGACGGACCGGACGGCGCTCCAGCAGAACCCGGAGACTGAATTGGAGGCCACGCCAACCACTCCGCGAACCTATCAGTTCTACCAGATCGGGCCGTATTTCGCTCGGCAGCAGCCAGTCATTGCCAAGTGCGATCACGGGGCAACGTGGATCAATCACAACTCCGGCAATCCCGTGGGGCCGGTGCAGTTGTTCTTCACCACGGCTAAGGACTTCAAATCAAGGGAGCAATACACCGACGAGGATTACGCGTCGGAGTACGACCCGGAGCGGGACGAGTATGTGCCGAAGGTCGTGCCCATTCCGGACGATGGGAAGGTCGAGATTCCGGAGTGGTTCTCCAAGCCCGCGCAGACGACGCAGTACGTGCGTTCGTTCCCACGAAGAATCTTCAGCAACTAACCTTATACGTATAAGGAAGGAGTATACGAATGTTCACCATCGGTGCAGACCCGGAGTTCTTCATCCAGAAGCACGACGGCACAATGCAGCCCATCATCGGCTTGTTGGGAGGCACCAAGGAAAAACCCATTGCCGTGCCCAGAGCACGCAAAGGGTTCGCCGTGCAAGAGGACAACGTAATGGCGGAGTACAACATCCCTCCGACGAGTGATCCGGCGCAGTTCGCGGAGTTCATCCACATGGGAAGGCAGTACGCCTTGGATATCATCAGGGCCAAGCTGAGTGATGTGGACACGTACATGGACTGTGCAGCGTTGTTCACCGCAGCGCAGCTTGCCAGTCCTCAGGCGCAGACGTTCGGGTGTAGCCCGGACTTCGACGCATACGCACAGGGCGCACCCCTGCCGCGTATTCAGCCGCACGCACTGATGATCGAGAACGGTGGAGCGTGGCGTTTTGCCGGAGGCCACATCCACTTGGGCTACAGGCACGAACTGGAGTGGGAGGTTCCAGATTTCGTGGTCGCCACTCTCTGTGATCTGCTCATTTCGATCCCGCTCATCAGCTACAGGTTCGATCAGCAGGGGGACCGTCGGAGATTCTACGGCACTCCGGGGCGGTATCGTCCTACTGCGTACGGGATCGAGTACCGGACGCTAGGCAATCGGTGGACCATGAGCCAGAAGTTTAGCCAGTATGCGGCGATTGCTGCGTTCCGGGTCATGGACTGCCTGAGAAGGGGGGAAGCAGAAGTCCGGCGTATCTACAATGATATGCCGTGGCAGGATGTGACCGGAACCATCGCCAACGAGGACGCGGCAACGGCTATGAGCCTGCGCCAGTTCATTCGCAACTACGGACTGGAGACAATCTAGCATGGCAGAGACAGCAGCAACTCAGACTGGTACCCATCCGGGCATTCGGGTGTTTGTGTACGGTACTCTAAAGTCCGGACACAGCAACGCCGGAGCCTTGCGAGGGGCCGATTACCTCGGGCGATGCCGCCTCACGGGTGGGCACAAACTGGTGGACCTCGGGTTCTACCCCGGACTGGTCATGGACCCGAACCCGAAAGCCGAACAGCGTACGGTGCTAGGGGAAGTGTACCGCATCAGCCGGGAGCAGTTGGCCGTGCTCGATATGATCGAGGGGCACCCCGACTACTACGCCCGGATGAAGGTGACGACGCCGTGGAAGGGAGCATGGGCGTACTACCTACCGACTGCGTATCTGGATGCTCGGGAGCCAGTCGAGTCGGTCGATGGCATCCAAGTGTGGAGGCCCACAGACGAGGAGATTGCATATGTCCGCAACTGTGCGTCAGCCGGGGAGTAATCCTGTGCTCTCATGGTACGAGGCCCGAGTGACCTTGAACAAGGGCGGCATCGACAAGGTGTACCACTGTAACTTTCTGTGCGAATCGTTACTGGATGCACAGATGCGGTCGGTCTCAATGGCCGAGACCGAGGGTGGCAAGTTCGTGTCCTCGGAGTGCAAGTTGTCGGAGAAGTTCAACACGAGCCGAGCCGGAACACAAACCGCTCCGTCGGCGGCGAGCATGGCTACCACCACGCCGCCCCCGAAGAAGCCGGTCTGGTCCGCCAAGGAACAGCGTGCTGCCAACGCGCTGATCGTGGTGCCCATCAACGTCGAAGTATCCTTATACGTATAAGGTAGGAGGTACTGTGATCGAATTACCCGACGGCATCAACCCCGACGACATTGGCCAGTGGCTATATGGTGGGGTGTGCCTCTATCGTGGGTCCGATGGCACGTACACTCCCGCGATCATGGACAGGGTGCTGACCCGCGACAACGGGAGCCTCTACGCCCGAATCCGGATCGTGGAGGACAACTTCGAAGCGCCCCTCAACGTGGACCCTTACACGTTGTATGCGCACTGGCCTTTGTGTGGCAGCGTCAACGTGGCAGCGTACCAGTGTGCGCTCCATGTGGAACGACTACCTGCGCGGCAGTACAAGCGCACATTCAACGGGAGACAGGTGAAATTCCACCTGCCCCGCGCATGGGATGTGCGTAAGCGTGTCGGCCAAAGCGGGCACTCCATGCTCCAGAACGTCAACCGGGATACGGTACTTGCCCTGTTCCGTCCGACGTATCCGGAAAGCACGGAGGCTGCCTTTGAAATGCTCGGCAACGGATGGTTGTCGGTTGCGGTGAATCCTCGGGTGATTATCGCAGGCGATGACCTTGGAAAGCGCATGGTCTACTATCGTGGGCAACTTGCAGCCACGATGACCGGCGAATTCCTGTCCCCCATTGCCGACCTAACCACCTGCAAGATCATCGACCGTGTGTTGGAACGGAGGTACGCATGGACAGTCGAATTATGATGGTCGAACAGGTGGCCGACAACTTGCTCGGAGCACCTGTCGGCGAGGAACTGTACGGCATTGAAATCGAGGCCGAGGGTTTCTTGCCGGTCCACCGAGGACGGGAAGGATCGGCCTTGTCCCTGCACTGGAATATCAAGGATGATGGGTCGTTGCGCAACAACGGCATTGAGTTCGTGTCTAAGCTACTGTCTCCGGACAAGGTAGCTAACGCCGTACATCACCTGTACGGCAGGACGCGCACGCTTTGGGAGCCGTCAGTCCGCACTGGCATCCACATCCACGCCAACATGCTCGGACGCACGTTGGATGAGGTACGACGGGTGCTGGCGTACTATTCCTTCGTGGAGCCGCTCTTGTTCCAAGTCGTAGGTCCGGTGCGGGAGGAGAACATCTACTGTGTCCCCTTCTACCGTGCCCCGACGGAGGCAAACGTGGCCATGAATGGGGTCAGTCGTGACCCGTGGGCCTTACGGGAGGCGTGCAAGTACAGTGCCTTGTTCGTCGGACCATTGCGTAGCTTCGGGACTATCGAGTTTCGACACGCCCCGACGTTCAGTACGGCAGACGAACTCGTGCTGTGGTGGAGGCTGTGCCGCTGTGTGTCTACCAGTTGGGCCTGTCGTGATCCCTTCGAAGTCTACGCCGAGGGAGGACCGGCAGCGGTGGTAGGAGAAGTGTTCGGGGACCTGTGGGACAGGGCCGAGTGGACGGCTGAGGATATGGAGTTCTTCATTCGGGAAACAGGAGCGGAAGAAACGGCGTTCACCTTCCAACCTTATACGTATAAGTCTAGCGAGTGGGGATCGCCGGGAAAGTTCTTTGTGGCGGATACCGCTCCGAAAGAGTCTTTCTTGGACGTTGGGCTGAATACGTATCTGGCTGAATCCGAGCCGTACTTTGAGGAAGTTGAACCAGAGTCGGAGGAATTCGACGAGGAGGACGAGTAATGTGCGGCATAGTTGGTTACATCACCACTGAGAAGGTCAGGGGGCAGCATGATCGACGGAAGTTCATGGCTCAAGCCTTGATCGCAAATACCCTACGGGGTGACGATAGCACCGGGGTCTTTTCCGTGACACACGACCTGCCGGTTGGGGAGTCTGCGGACTGGCTCAAGAATGTGGGAGACGGATACACATTCGTGGCAAGCAAGGAGTACAACGAGCGATACGGACTCGCGGCCAAAACCGAGAACATCCGGGCACTGATCGGGCATGGCCGGTCAGCCACGGTTGGAACGATCACGGTGGACAACGCGCACCCCTTCCACGAGGGGCCGATCACGCTAGTCCACAACGGTACGCTCCAGTCCACGTTCCACATGGGCAAGTCGATGTTTGAACTCAAGGAGGAGGGGGTACAGGTGGACAGTCATGTGATTGCCCACAACCTCGCAGCCACGGAGGACGCAGGCTCGGTCATCAGTACACTCGACGGAGCGTATGCGCTGATCTGGCACGACGCCCGTGACCAGAGTATCAATGTCGTACGCAACGACCGGAGACCGTTGCACTTGATGTTCGTGACCTGCGAGGACACGATCCTGATTGCGAGCGAGGCGGAAATGCTGTACTGGTTGGCCAAGCGGAACACGTTCGGCATGGGCAACATCGTCACGCCGAAGCCTAACGAACTGCTCAAGTTCACCCCCGGTAGCTCCGTTCCGGAGGTAACGGTCGTCCCTTTTTACGTAGCCCCGACTCGATCCCATTCTCGATGGCCGAGGGCTACTACGACGAGCGGTGGGACGGGTACTACTAGCAGCTGGGACGCACCGCCGTGGTCTGATCCGCGCAAGTGGCCCAAGATTCCAGAGGAAATGGAACTGGCCCTGATGGAGCACGATCTGGACGCTGATATGGAACTGAGGTTCGACCTCACCCGTATTCAGCAGGTGCTCGGGCGTCCCTATGCCATCGTCTCCGGCCTAGTCACCCATCCCGAAGGGGACCCGATCAACGGGATCATTCACGGGCTGGACTTCAACGCGGTAATGGATGCAATGGACAAAGAGGAAACGTGGACGGTCAGACCTATCGGGGTCCAGTATCTCGCAAGCGATACTCCGCTGCTGATTCTCAAGCTCGTCTCACGAAGCTACTTCCCGAAGCGAGCGACTCCTGCAAAGACACCCTCCATTCCGAGGTTGAACGGGCGGGGGACGCATGAGTATGTGCCCGGAGCGGGCGGAGAGTGGATACCTGTCCACGAGTGGCTCGGGCAGACCGCCAACGGCTGCTGTCAGTGCGGAGGAGACATACTGGCAGACGAAGCCGAGGAGATTCAGTGGGTGAACAACTACTCGCAGCCGCTCTGCGTGGGCTGCATCGAGGAGAACAAGGTTCTGTCTCGTCACAACTTCGACTAACCTTATACGTATAAGGAAGGAGATTACCAATGAGAATTTTCTTTGCTCCGTACAATATGCGAGTCAGGGCCGCCCGTATCTTGGCCGAGCGTCTGGGTGGTATGCGTATCCTGCCCGAGCGCAGCCGCTACCGCTACCGCAATGGGGATGTGGTGGTGAACTGGGGCCGGTCGGACTTTGATCAGGCACCGGAGGATGCGACGTTCAACTACAACGTGCGCAGCGCCATCGACAAGGCACGGGCATGGGAACTTTTCCGGGCGGCGAATGTCCAAACCGTAGAGAGTACCACGGACATTGCCGTGGCGGAGCGATGGGGAGAGGAGGGGCATGTTGTTCTCGCCCGGTCCACCCTGACCGGGATGGGCGGACGCGGGATTACGGTGCATCAGCCCGGGGTTGTGCTTCCGCACGGCCCGCACACCTACGTGAAATACTTCAAGAGTCGGGCGGAGTACCGGGTCCATGTGTTCAACGGCAAGGTGATAGACGCGCAACAGAAGAAGAAGCGCAACGGAGTGGATGCCAACCAGTTCGTGCGCAGCTACGACAACGGGTGGGTGTTCTGCCGTGGTGGGGTGGAGGTACCGGAAGTGGTCAAGACGGCTAGCATTGCGGCTGTCAAGGCGCTCGGACTGGACTTCGGCGGGATGGATGTGGGCTACAACGAGACACGCAACCAAGCGTGCGTGTTCGAGGTCAACAGTGCGCCGGGTATCGAGGGGACCACGCTCGACAACTACGAGGACGCCATCCGTAGGGCAATCTCGTGAAACAGACAACACCGATAGGGAGTCATATAGCCATGAGCGCAGAGAAATTCACCCCGGCAGACCCGGATGGCCCGTGCCAGAAGTGCGGATCGTGGGCGCTCGATACCGGGTGGGAATGCGGGGACTGCGGCTTCGACAACATCGGGTTTTTCTACCCGGAAGGTGCGAAGAAGTTCCTGAAGGACGACAGCACACCTGTAACCGTGGAGGTTAAGCATGAATAAGTATTGGCGAGTCGGAGACAAGGTAACGTGGCAGGAGTTCGACCCGGAGTACGACGTAATGATGATCTACGTCGGCACGGTACGTGATCTTCTGTCTACGCAGATGTTGGTTCACACTACGAAAGGAACGGATCGGTTTGTGTTCTACAAGGACCACACGTTGAAGGCTTACAAGCAAGGAGAATCACAATGAAATTCTTAGGTGTTGTCTTACTGTGCCTGCTGCACGGGTGCGCCTCTTATGCGCCCACCCTACGGGTCGGGGTAGCCTACGACGATCAGGAGGTCATGGGCCACAACCCGGTCGGGGTAATTGAGGTCAGCCAACCGTTGTTGGTAGGTACGGTAGCCGGAAAGGACTTCAACTGGTTGACACTGGATTACTTGCACCTGTCAAGTATTCCCGACACCCAAGACCGGCATACCGTGAACCAAGTCGGTCTCATGTTCTCTATCCCACTCCGGAGGGCACCGCGATGAACGCACACCAACAGGCAAACCATGCCCTTGACATCCTACTCGGCCCGACGGCAAAAGCCGTATGGCTTGCCGTTCGGGTGGACGACTGCTCTCTGGCGCGCGTGGCGAGAGAGCATGACAAGAGCATACCGTGGGTACGTGACGTAGTGCTCGGGTGCGATGCCATGCTAGACATTGCGGACCTAGCACCCCGGCAGACTAGCACCGGGGTGTACCACCCATGCTACGAAGGTTTTCACCAGATAGGAGATGGGGAATGACCGAAGTTAGCCGTCTGGAAGCCGAACTGGCCGATCTACAGTACGACTTCCTTGCCGGTGATAGTGCTGCGATTGTCTCGGTATGGGGGCTAGTGCTGCCTATCCTCGCGCAACGTGCAGCAGCGTCTGGGTGCGGATATGACGAGGCCCGAGACATTGCTGCCGACGCAATCTTATACGTACAAGGTAGGGGTAACTCGGAGCCACCCCTGCGCAGCCTTATGGCAGCACTGAACCAGTCGGTTGACTGGCACATGGGCAAGGCTAAGTACCACAACGGGCAGGAGGATAGAGAATTCAGCGAGACTGACTTGAATATAACAGGCCCAGAGGAGGGATCGGACGAGGAAGAACCAGAACCATTACTCATGTTGGAGGAGAGGCGCATGGCCGAGGGGTACATGCCGCACGAGTACCTCACAACCGTAACACTGGCATCAGCGGAGGACATTGTATTGGCAGAAAACATGCGGGAGTTCTTTGAGCGCGTAGCTACTGAGCGATGTGGCACACGGCACTGGCACATTTACCACGCGGTAATTGTGCAGGAGAAGTCGCAGAGCGAAGTAGCGGAGGCGTATGACTTATCGCAACAGCGAGTATCTGAGATAGTACAAGAGGTTGCAAGCACCCTTAAAGGTGCCTTGCTAGGACGTTAGGAAATTATTTCATTAACAAAACCGGTAAAATCCTAACTTTCTGTACTATACTAGATATAGGGCGGGGAGGGACCCGCACAGCCCGGACGGGAGTCGCCTCCCTTGGGGGGCGGCTCCGGACGGTAGTCATGGTGGCGCTCCTGTGCGCCGCCGGACGTAGGAGGAATGAATGACATATGAAGAACTCTGCAAGACGACTCGACCGGCCGACTACGCCGAAGGGTGTGGACTCTCGGTGGCTGGAGACCGCGTTGCTCACTTGCTGGCAACGGCTGACGCCCGAGCATCAAACGACGATCCTGCGGCGGATGGGACTTGGGGATATCTGTCCGAGTGGGCCGACCACGAGGCGGACCGACAGTGGCGACACTTACTACACGAAGGAAAACTCTGATGACTGACTACGAGAAGATCACCCTGACGCAGCACAAGCCGAACGCGAACATTGCGTCGGACAAGTGGGGCAGTCTTGCGGAAATGTACCGCGACCTGAAACCGCAGGTCACGTACCATGCGTTCGTGGGGCGTATCCACAAAGGGATGGACCCGATGACGGCGGCCACGAAACCTCGTGACCCGCGCGGTCGAAGGGGTCGCATCACGTTCTCGTGAGCCTCGGTGCTCCACCTATGTCCGGGTCATACACCGACCCGGACGGTAGCGTGTGGGACTACGAGTACTCGCCTGAGCTTGACGTCTACAGGGCGCGTAACAGGACCACGACCAAACTGATACTGATCAACCGCGAAGACGTGTTCAATGCACAGGTCTGGTCCGACGAAATCCTGCGGACGTACCGCAGGCAGCTGGAGTACGAGAACATCTACAAGCCGAAGCCGACGAGGCGACACACGCAGTACAGATGGAGGTCACGTATGCTCAGACTCAGAGAAGCAGCGATTGAGAAGCGCATGAAGCCGGTCTACAAGGCCCTGTGGCTCTTCGGGTGGGTGTGGGGCATCATCATCGCCGCGTCCTTGACCCTTCTATTGGTTGGGTTCCTGAGCAGTCAGGTGTTAGGATGAGCGCTTACGACTGGGTAGATGAGTTTCCTCCTATGGAGGACTGGACTATCGAGTGCGACTGCTGTCATCGAACTTACCCATCAAGCCGTATGGTAGCTGAGGAAGGGGATAGGTGGGAGTGCTTGCCCTGTTGGGCACGTCTGAACGCTAAGGAACTGGAGGAGGCCAAAGCCTATGAGCAGAGCAGAAATTGCGCTGGAGGGTCAGGACCTCGAACCGGGCCAGTCAGCCCGGATGGTGTGTCCTTTCTGCGGGGGCGGGACGAGCAGGGAACGTAGCCTCAGCATCAAGCGGGACGAAGAGACAGGACTGATCCTGTACCATTGCTTCCGTGGAAACTGTAGTGAGGCAGGTGTGCTTGGCGGCAGCCGCAGCCTTATACGTATAAGGCAGCCGGACGCGAAGGCGTTCGTACCGTGGGACAACTCCGGGTTGATGGAGATTGGCCAACTAGACATGGTTCCGGTCGGAGTACTGTCACAGGTCAGGGAGTGGGGGTTGGACCCCTACATGACCCGGTGGTATTGGGATGGGCGTGATGACCGTATCTGTATGCCTATCCTCGGTCCACTGTCTGACTTACGAGGATACGTACGGCGCGCGTACCGGAAGGATGCTTCCGCAAAGGCCCTGATAGGTCGAGTGGTGGACGACCATCCGCTAGTGGCGTACCACTGGGTAGATGGTGTGCTCAGGAATGAGTGGGAGTCTATGCTCGTGTGCGTTGAGGATATCCCATCGGCGGAGAGACTGCGGAGAGCCGGAGTCAATTCTGTGGCACTGTTAGGATGCACCCCGAGCGACGAGGTACTTGAAGAACTGGGATTGTGGGCTAGGCGCAAGGACTACACCGTAGTGTTTGCACTGGACGCCGATGCGTCAGCACAGGCCATCAAGCTCCACCGCCGGTTCAGCATGCGGTCAAAGACCACAGTACGTTTCCTTGAGAAAGACGTTAAGAACATGACACCGGAGGAACTTGATACATGGCTGACGAACGTAATCTAGTTGCGAGCTTCATACGCAGCAGAGAGGCGTTCGATAGAGTTGCAGGCCACCTTACCGACTCCGACCTAACGGAACAGGCTAAGGTCATTGTTGAGCACGTTGGGGATTACTACTCACGCGACGCGGGAGCGTCATACGTAGACCCCGCCCTTCTTACTGGCGCGATCTGTCGGACGCTTCCCAACCCGAAGCATCAGGCGATGTTCACGGAACTGGTACAGGACCTATCTGCCCTAGAGGTAAGTCCCGCCAATGTCGTGACTGACTTCATCGCGGTACGCAGACAGGCGATTGGGTCCCGCCTAGCGAGTCTCCTCGCAGCCGGAAAGCCGGTAGCCGAAGTGAGGCCCGTCCTACAGGAGTACGATACATGGGCCAAGGCCGAGACAGTAGAGGAGAAGCAGACCGACTTGCGGCGCGGACAGTCTGTACTCGACCTAGTGGCTGCCCGTACGAAGGACGGCGGACTGATAAAGATATTGCCGAGAGCATTGAACGAGAGGTTAGACGGAGGGTTGCTGCGAGGGCATCACATGCTAGTGTTTGCACGACCGGAGACTGGCAAGACCATGTTCCTAGTCAATGCGATTGCTGGCTTCGTGCAGCAGAACTTGACGGTGTTGTACGTGGGGAACGAGGACCCACTTGATGATGTGGCGATGCGTCTGGTCGGCAGGCTTGCCGATATGACCCGGCACGAGATTATGGACGACCCTGAGAGGGCGGACCGCGAAGCTCGGGCCAGAGGGTACGACCGTGTAGTGTTGGCAGGCATGGCTCCGGGAACCCCACAAGAGATTGACGTATTGGCAGAGGAATATAAGCCGGACGTAATCGTGGTGGACCAGTTGCGAAATCTCGGGGTGGGCAAGGAGGACAACTTCACCCGCAAGCTAGAGATAGCCGCGCAACAGATGAGAGCCATCGGACAACGGCGCAAGGCCGTCGTGTTGACCGTGACGCAGGCAGGCGATAGCGCAAGTGGCAAGAGCATACTGGATATGGGCGACGTTGACTCGTCCAATACAGGGATTCCTGCCCAAGCGGACGTAATGGTGGGTATAGGCATGAGTGCCGAGGACGAGGCGAACGGACGGAGAATCATCAGCCTACCGAAGAACAAGCCGGGTGGAAACCACAGCATGTTCCCGGTACTGGTGGACCCCACCAAGTCTCGGATTCGAAGTGAGTAAGCTTCCCTCGTTCCTCACGAGGATGGACCCCACGATCTACGAGACCGGGGTGCCGCTGTTCCTTGACTTCGAAACGACTACGGAGGGAAAGGGTCTTGCAGTCTACAAGTCGAACCGCATCTTGCTTGCCTGTTGGCAGCTTGGGTGGGATGGGCCAATACAGTACGAGTGGGCCGGAGAGTACGAACAGGTAGAACTGGTCGAGGCTGTACAGAAGTGCAGCTTTATCGTAGCCCATAACGCCAAGTTTGAGTTGCAGTGGCTTGCTCGGTGCGGGATTGATCTCACCAATGTACTAGTCTATGACACGATGATTGCGGAGTATGTCATAGGAGGTAACAGATGGCAGTACGCACAACTAAGTCTCGAAGC